TGCCTTTGACCCATCTTCTAATTCTGCATTTTTACAAAGAAGATAAGTTGATATTGTCAAAGCATCATCTGTATTTGCGGCACCTTGAGCGCGAACACGATCATCCCTTGTTAAAGGTTTAAAATATAAATCGACAATTTTTTCGCCGTTTTTATTTTTAAATTCGTATTTTCTTCTAGCTGTCATCTGATCTTTATAAGATTCAGTTAACAGGTCAATAGTTCTTTTTTGCATTGGTTGATTAGTTGACTAATAAACTCAATGTATCAGATAGCGCTTGTTATGGTACCACTTGTTATAAAACTGATATTTATTATTTGAACTTCGCCAAGTGTTGCGCCATATTCTGCGTTTGTAATAATTCCCGCAAAGCTAATTTTCTTTGCTGAAGTTGATGAATCAGGAAATAATTCAAATAATGCGTCAGCATTATCGCCTGTGGTTAAAACATCATCAATAAATGTTGTATAGCCTGCGCCTGTTTCTGATGGATTATAAAGAAGTTCTGCTGAACCTTCTCCCGCTATTAAACCGCCGATGTTTGTTTTAAATGTGTCACCTTGTTTTGTTGTTTCCATCGTGTCCTTTGTTATAGACAAAGACCATGATCTTGTTTGTCCAACGTCAGCTTCGGTGCCACCCGCATTTTCAAACATGATTTTTCCAACATCGCCCTTGATAGCCATAACAAAAAAAGAATCTATTTATAAATATATTAACTCTTATTTGTTTTTTTTACATCTTTTTTTAATTTTTCTTGCTTTTCCATATATCGCTTACAACGCCCATCCCAATAAGCGGGGTCACGGCGACCCTTTACAGCTTCGATTGCATCAAGCATTTTTTCTGTAATTTCCATTAAAGTTCCTCGAAAATTTCAAAGGTCATTCGCAGTTGTGTTTGGAATTGACCTTCTGGGTTTGGATTGTCTACGACCTCCGGCCCAATCGGGGCGTCAAAGATCACATTAGAAACTGTAATTCGATTGTACAAATCCCGCAACCTTTTGCCGATTGTGTAGTTATCGCCTGAACCTACTCCCTGCGGGGTAAAGATATTAAAAACAACAATTCCATTTACGCGGTTCAATCCGTCCGCATTTCCTTGCGTTAGATAATTACTTTCGCCAAATGTTGTTAAACATTGAACAAAGGATGTTACTGAATTACTATCAAACGACATATTATGAAAGACAACAGAAATTGCGGGGCTACTGGCAAGCTCTGTCGCAACTCTAGCTTCAATTGTTGCTCTTACTGTATTTAAATCAATAGCGGCCATTATGTACCCCTTATTTGTTTGTAAAGGTCTTGAATTTCGTTTGCAAGTTCTTTTGCCAACAAATCAAGATGTTTCGCCTTCAATCCTTGATTGCTTCTATAAGTTCCACCCCAAGACGGCGGCAAACTTGTTCCAAACATAACAGGTTCAGCATATGGAACATTATTGTGAATATGATATTTTTTTCTAAAATTTTCTTTTCCTAGTTGGTAATTCAAAGGCTTTGGCGGTCTTATAACAGTTCCTTTACCTGATGAACCATATTTGCCTTTTGGGGCGGGTGTGCCGCTTTCTGCGTTTTCTCCTATCTGCCAAGATACAGCAAGCCTTCCAGAATCTACAGGCGAGCCTTCTTTGACAATACGATCTCCCGTTAATACGGCAACAGATAACAAAGTATTAATTTGTTCCTCTGAATAATCTCCAATTTGGTCAACTCGTATTCTTCTCATGTTCTTAAATAACAAACAAAAGTAAGTTTTTCATCGCCTAACTGATTTGTTTCGATTCTGATAATTGAATAGGTAACAGAACCAACAATAACTTTATCTTTTGTGGTTGGTGTTGAAGAAAGACTTGCCGCGGCAATTTGAATTTTCTTATCTGTTGATTCAATTAATTCATTAACTTCGCGTAAATTTATATCCTCTAAAACCCCTTTGATTGATGTATCTGTATTTGTTTCTGTAATGACACCTGTTGTTGTGTTATATGAACCCGCAGAAACAGATCGAAAAGTAACATCAGACGAAAGTTTTTTATTTGTTAAAACTTTTTTTAAAGCTGAAGATAAACCCATTAGATTTTATAAGCTATGCAAGCGCCACTTGATAAAGTGATACTTGTAAACAATCCGTAAATAGTTTGACCCGCAAGAAAAGTTTCAGAATCAATTGAATTTCCTGAATAATTATGCGAAGCCGTATT